TAGAAGGGGCCGCCGTTATTCACAGCGGCCCCCATTCCTACCAACGTGCGATGCACGAAGTCCTTCGTCCACGCCGACACGATGGTGTAGGCCGCCACGAAGTCAGCGTGAAGTCCGGCGTGGTAGAGGCAGATCGCCTCGCCCGCCACCGTGACCACGATCACGATGCGCGCGATCACTTGCCGACGCGCACGCGCACGAGCGGTGTGCTTCCAGGCGGTCATGATGCGCGTCTCCTCTTAGCGGGGTGAGAAAAAGGCGCGCATCATATAAGCTCAAGCTATGAGACACAAGTATCTCGTGAAGTCGCTGCGCCATGTGTGGCCGATCTACGCGGCGGCGTTCTTTAACCTCGCGATGGCGTACTGGAATTGGCTGCGGTTCGAAGTCGAGCCCACGTCGCTCCGTCGTTTCCTCGTGGCGATGAGCGCGGGCACGTTCCTCTACTGCACCATGGTCGGGCTCAAGCTCATGTGGCAGTGGCACAAACTGGACGCACAGAGTTAACCAGCAGCGCCCGCGTCAAGGGGCTGGTGTTGTAAATCTGCATGACCAGCTTCGCCGTAAACGCGCGGCGGATGATGTACGAGATCTCCTCTTCGGCAGTGACCCACCCGCCCGCGGGCGGTAAGAAGATCGTGCGCGTCGGCGTGAGCGCCTCGATCAGCGCGGGCGTCGCCATGACCACCGGCACCGCGGCGAGCGCGCGAGTCAGGAATTGGCGGCGGGTCATCATCGGGATTCATTAAGCATAGCAAATGTGTTACGGGTATAGGTCGAAATGGATTTCGACGTTACCCGCTTCGAGGCGTTCTGTAAGAGCCTGCGCATCGATTCGAAGGAGCGCGGGCGCATCCCCTTCACGTGGCTCGGCACCCAGCGCTACTTCGTCGAGGAGATCGCTCAAGGGTTAAAGGACGACATCCACACCTTCGTGATACTCAAGGGCCGCCAGATCGGGATCTCCACGATCTCACTCGCCTTCGACCTCTACTGGATGTTCAAGAACCAGGGCCTCCAGGGGGCCGTGGTGACGGATACGGACGAGAACCGCGAACTCTTCCGCTCCTACGTCGAGCAGTACATGGCCTCGCTCCCGCGCGCGGCGCGGTCTCCCGTCGGCCGCCATAACCGGGTGCAACTCATCTTAAAGAACGGCTCGCGGCTCGTGTACATGGTGGCGGGCACGAAGAAGAAGGGCGAGTTGGGGCGAGCGAAGGCGGTCAACTTCATGCACGCCACCGAGTGCTCCTCCTGGGGGGATGAGGAGGGGTTCGCATCGCTGATGAATACGCTCGCGCAGCAAAACCCCAACCGCTGCTACGTGTTTGAATCGACCGCGCGCGGCTACAACATGTTCTACGACGCGTGGCGCGTGGCGCAGCAGTCAAAGTCTCAGAAGGCGATCTTCATCGGCTGGTGGCGGAACGAACTCTACCGCTGGCCGGAAGGCTCCGTGCAGTACGCCGCCTTTTGGGACGGCGAGCCGACATCGGACGAGCGCGTGTGGATCCGCGAAGTCTACGAGCAATATAACACCGAGGTGTCCGCGGAGCAGTTGGCGTGGTGGCGCTGGTACGTCGCCGAGCACATGAAGGGCGATGAGCAACTCGCGCTTCAGGAGATGCCGCCGACCGAGGACTACGCGTTCCAACTCTCAGGCAGCAAGTTCTTCTCCGCCGAGCGGGTGAATCGCGCGCATCAGGTGGCGATGAAGACCGAGCCCGTCTACTACCGCTACCAGTTCGGGCTTCACTTCGAGGACACGCTCTTCCTCGAAACCAACGAGGCGAACGCGGAGGTGGCGCTGTGGGAGTTGCCGCACGAGCGCGGGGTCTATTGTCTCGGCGCCGATCCGGCGTACGGGTCGAGCGAGTGGGCCGATGAGTTCGCGGGCCAGCTGGTGCGCTGCTATGCGGACAAGGTGATCCAGGTGGCCGAGATCGCGAGCCCCGGCTGGAACGAGCAGCAGTTCGCGTGGATCCTCGCCCACATCGCCGGGTGGTACAAAGACTGTCAGCTGGTGCTGGAGATGCAGGGCCCGGGCGGCGCGGTCTTCAACGAACTCAAGAACCTTCAGTTCAAGGCGGCGACGTTCCCGGCGAAGGATCCGCGCGCGGGCGCCTTCGATGTGATCGGCCGCATCCGCGACTACCTCTGGCGCCGCCAAGACTCGCTCTCCGGTCACTACGCCTATCAGTGGCAGACCAACGCGCGCGAGAAGAACCGGATGATGACGACTCTCCGCGCCTACTTCGAGCGCGAGATGATCCTCATCAACTCCCCCTACTGTGTCCAGCAGTTCCGCAACATCCACCGCGAGGGGGATAAGATCGGCGGCACTGGGCGGGCCAAGGACGACCGCGTGATCGCACTCGCCATGGCCGTCATCGGCTGGAACGACTGGATCTTGAACGAGATGCTCTCCGGCAACCGCACCTACGCGCAGGAGCATCGGCCCGCGGAAGCGATCCGCCAGTACACGCCGGTCGAGCACTCGGTCGTCGGGTATTTAAAGGCGCAAGGGATCAAGTTTGGGAACCTCTCCTGAGATCATGTCCTGGAGCGAGATCGCCTCGCACCTGACACGCGTCATGGTGGAGACCCCGCCCAACCATGCCATCGCGAACCGCGATCCTTGCGCGCTTCGGTACATTCGGTTACGAGAGATAGGGAAGTACCTCAAGATCCACTACGAGACGATCTGCGCCATCCGGCGTAACGAGCGGCGCGTGGAGGATCCGAAGATGCAGGCGCGCTTGTCCTGGTTCTTCCACGCCAAGCTCCGCGGTCGCATCACGAAGGAACAGGCCCCGGATGGTGAGTGGCACATTGTCTACCGAGATCCGCAATCGCAAGCACACACCGATGAAGCGCGACCGGGGCCGGATCCCCCGGCGAGGCCGCTTCCTCGGGTCGTCATTACTCAGGACGGAGTGAAGCTCAAGTTCTCGTGAAGGAGGCCACGGATGGCCGTCATTAAAGAATGGGAATGTCTGGAGCACGGGTTCTTCGAGTCCACACATCCGATCTGTTTTGCGCTCGGGTGTGAGTCGCGCCAAGTGCGGCGCGTCTTCAACACCGCCCCCTCCATCGGCTCCCCGGAACTGAAGCGCTTTCACGCGGGCCTGAAGAAGTCCGCCGACATGATGGGCATCACCAACTTCCGCTCCGCGCGCGAGGGCGAGGCCGCGTACGGCAACAACGGCAAGGGCCTCCTGTGGGGCGATGACGTGCAGAAGGTCTTGGGCGTCAACATGGATCAGCTACGCGCCGCCGCGGCCACCCCGCTCACCGTCACGAAGAAAGACGGTTCCCAAGAGCGAGTCGAGAAGAGCGTGATGCGCGAGTTGGCAGCGGAAGGCATGACTAAGCGCGTGCTTCCGCGCCCGGCCGAGTTGATCCAGGCCAAGTCCGATAAGTGATATGGAAATCCCGAAAGGCGAACTTGATCGCCAGCACTTCTACGCGGAACTGGTGCGTAATTGCGCGTCCACTCGCACCAACCGCTTCAACTTTAATCAGGCGCTGCGCAACTACTACCTCTTCGGATCCCAGGACGCCAAAGGCGCCCCCTACAACAAACTCGGGAGCGTGATCGAGCAGCTGGTCTCCTTCATCTACGCCGCGGACTCGACCAAGTTCTCCTTGAAGTTGGGCACGATGGCCGACCCCGAAGACCCCTTCAAGGCGGTCGAACTCGCGCGCGAGTTGGTCGAGCAGTGGCGCTCCTCCAAGACTCATCTTCTCTTTGGCGTCGGCATCCGCTGGTCGCTCGTCTACGGGATGATGCTCATGAAGACGCAGTGGGCCGGGAGGCACGTGCGCTCCTATCTCGTCGAGCCGCATCAGTTCGGCGTGCTCCGTGAAGACATCATGGACTTGAAGGACCAAGAGGCCTTCACGCATCACTACACCACCACCAAGTCTCAGCTGATGGCTTCCCTCCGGGACAACCCCAGGAAGGTGAGCATCGAGTCGCAGATCTCCAAGGGCGGCGCCGGGGACGTGCCTTCCAACTTCGCCGAGGGTCTTCAGCGCCTGATGGTCGGGGGCCCCGTCACCGGGATTCCGGGGAGCCTCGCCTTGGGCGGCGGGATGTCGAGCGTCGAGGGCGGCATGGCGGGGAAGGGCCCGCCTTACGACTATGCCCCTCGGGTGGATGTTGAGTTGCTCGATATGTGCGACCTCTACGTCTGGTCGGACGAGGACGAGGATTATCAACTCGTGACGCAGTGCTCGCCGGGGGTGGTGATCTACGACCGCTTGGCGAGTGAAGTCGGGCACATCAAAGGCGAGCCGCCGTTCTCCACCATCCGCTCCTCTTATAATCTCTACGACTACTTTTGGGGCGACTCCTACCTCGCCAAACTCTCGTGGCTTCAGGACTGGCGCACTAAGCGCACCATGGAAGTGTCCTCACTCCTCTCCAAGCAGGCGAACCCGCCGGTCTCGGCCATTGGCGTCGGCGGGATCCAGGAGGAGAAGATGGCGACCTTCCGCGCGGCGGGCGGTTTCTTCTCCAGCGTCACCCCGAACGGCAAGTTGGAGTTTCACCCGCCGCAGCTGCCGAACGATCTCTTCGTCGAGATCAACGCCATCGATGCCATGTTTGAAGACTCCGCCGGGTTAGGTCACATCCTCCAGGGCAAGGGCGAATCGGGCGTCAGATCGCGCGGACAGGCTGACTTAATGGCCCGTTTGGGCTCGGCGCGTCCGAAGGAGCGGGCGATGGCGATTGAGGAATGTGCCGAGGACATCGCGCGTTTGATCCTCCTCACCACCCAAGAACACTCTGACCAACGCTTCCAAGTTTCGATCCCAGGGAGAGGTGAGCCCTTGACATTCACCGCCGAGCAATTTACGAAAGACTATGAGGTGAAGGTGGATGGACATTCGGCCTCGCCCATCTTCACCGAGGACTTGAAGCACGATGCGGTGACGCTCTTTGAAGCGCACGCCATCTCGCGCGAGAAGCTCCTCGACATGTTTGATCCGCCGAACCTGCAAGCGCTCAAGGAAGACTTGAAGGTGATCGAACGGAACGAGGCTGCGCAGAAGCAGCTGGAAATGCAGATGCAAGGAGCCGGTGATGCCCGCAAACAGTAGCTCGGGGTTTCGCACGTCGGGCACGAAGGATTCGCCGGGCGGCGGCTACAAACGCAATTTCAACATGAACCCGCGCGGCAAGTTCCCGCTGCGGATGAAGACGACGCCCAAGCGCTCATCGTCGCGGTCGTCGTCGCGCGCGTAAAGATTAACTGGGGTATGGCTGCTCCCCTTTAAAAGTGGCCCGAAGCCAAGGAGTTGTCAGATGGCACGTCGGCATCGTCGGAAGCGTCGATAAGGGAAGTAGATCGGCGGAGGGGCCTTCCCCTTTAGGCCCCTCGTCCGATTCCCCGCATTTCGCATTGAAGATCATGGAGGATCTTCGTGGCTCTACCAGCTAGGACTCGCGGCGGCGGCGGGCGCTATGCCCGCAACCAACAGCGACGTAAGAAGCGGCGCTGATGCCCGGTCGTCGCGGGTATCGCAGGCGTAAGAAGGGGAAACGGTGAGCGTTCCCCCGGAAGTCATGGCCGCGATGAAATCGCAGCCTGCGCAGACGCCGAACGCTCCTCCGGGAGCGGCAGGTGGCGCGCCGGGCGCGATGCCGCCGCAGGCCTCGCCCGTCTCCCAGCCGCAGGACAAGCGCGGCAAGGAAACCGCGGCCCTCACCAACGTGCAGATCGCGATCTCGCTTCTGGAGCAGGCGATCTCCTCACTCGGCAGCGGTTCTGAGCACGGGAAGGCCGTGTTGAAGGCGTTGAATACGCTCGGCCCGCTCGCCGTCAAGAAGGACACCTCCGACTTGGTGCCCGCCGAGATCATGCAGATGGTGCGCTCGCTCCCGCAGGCAGGCGGCGGCACTGACATTCAGAAGCAACTGCTCGCACAGATGAAAGGCGGCGCCGCAGGCGGCGCGCCCCAACCCCGTCCAGGAGCTTAAAAGCTATGGCAACACGTTACCTCGAACCCTCCGACCAGGGCCTGCGTAAGCCGACCGATCCGCAGAAGGAAAACGGTCAGGTCATCAATCCACCGCGCTACGCCGAGCATGGCGGGCTGGACCGCGCCGCACGCGTCGCGCAGAAGAACCCGTTCGTGATCTCCAAGCCGGGCGGCGGGAGACGTATGTGAAGCACGGAGGCGGGGGGAACGACAAGGGCGGGATCCGCGACGGCGCGGGGATCGGCCATCGCGTGCCCAAGCAAGTGCGCGTCAGTAAGCGCGCCCGCCGAGGACGACGCTAATGAGCCTCGAAGATCTCACGGCTGACCAACTCCTCGCGCGCGCGCGCGAGATGGAGCCCTCGCACAACTTGGTGCAGACGCTCTCCAAAGACCCCGAGGCGCGCAACATCTTCCAGCGCTATCTCAAGAAGAAAAACCCCACGCTCGCGATCCCGGAGATCGACTCCGAGGACCGGATGATGAAGGTCATCGAGGAAGAGCGCGGCGCGCGGCAGAAGTTGGAGGACCGCATCCGTGAGGATGAGGCGCGGCGCAACGTCGAGGAAGAGCGGCGCCGGGTGGCCTCCAAGTACAAGCTCTCCGAAGAGGACATGAAGGGCGTCGAGAAACTCATGGTGAAGTCGGACGACAATCCGGCTCCCATCCCCTATTACGAAGCGGCAGCGCGGGTGTTCCAAGCCTCGCGCACCGCATCCGTTCCCACCCCGGCGTTCCTTTCGCCGCCCACTTACACCATGCCTGAGAAGGAAACGTGGGGTAAGGGCATCGGCAATCCGGCGCATTTGAACCGCATTGCCATGGAAGAAGCGTATCGGGCGTTCAACGACATCACGAGCGGCAAAGTAGCGCAGTAACCCAAAGTTACTCCCTCACTGATTAACCGGCGGCGCAGGGGGCAAGTGAAGTGAGGAGAGAGAGCACATGCCTATCCTTGGCACCGGCGTAATCCCGGCTGGCGGCGCAGGATCACTCGGCCAGGAATTGCAGTACGTCGTGCGTCGAGCCTTCGTCAAGAAGCTCGTCGTACAGATCTACAACACGAGTCCGCTGACGGCAGCGCTGATCGCGAACTCGCAACCGGCGACCGGCGGTGTCTCGTCGGTCACGATCCCGGCGCAGGGGGCGCAGTTCGTCAACCTCCAGTGGGTCGGCTACGACGGCTCCTTTAACCAGCCGGTGCTCCAGCCCGCGGTGGTGAATCTCGAATTTAACCTGAAAGGCGCCGTCATCCCGATCCCGTATCTCGGGTTCGAGGGTCTGATCCAGGAAGCGCACGAGATCATCCCGCTACTCGCCGCGCGCATGAACGATGCCGGTAACGTCTACTGCGATGGCGTCGCGACCGCACTCCTCAACAACATCTCCAACACCCAGCAGATCATCGGCCTCCCGGCGGCGGTCGATGACGGCACTAACTCGGTCAACTACGGGAACCAGTCGCGCACCACGAATGTGTGGCTCAAGGCCAAGCGCTACGCCGCGGGCTCCGTGAACCCGACGCGCGCGCTCGTGGCGCAGTACATCACCGGCACCTTCAAGAACGGCGGTGAGCTTCCGACCTTCGGCATCATGGGCCCGGCCACGTGGCAGACGTTGCAGAACGACTTCCTGCCGAACGAGTCGTATGTCATCACGCCGGAGAAAGGGTTCGATGATGAGCCCTGGGGTGCGCGCTCGGCCTTCCGCGCGCTCATGGTCTCGGGTGTCCCCATCTACATGGATCCGTACGTGCCTGAGGGGACGCTCTATCTTCTCAACACGGGGTATCTCGCTTTCTACATTCACGAGCGCGCGGCTTTCGCCTTCACCGGCTTTGAGTCAACGCTGTCCAACTTCCAGATCGGGTACATCGGTGCGGTGCTCTCGCTCCTGGAGTTGGTACTGGCGAAGCCCAAGGTCTGCACGGTGGTGACCGGCTTCACGTTCGTCTCGATCTGAGGATTACATATGTCCCTGATGAAAATCGGTGCGGGCGTCAACCTTCCGGGAGGCGGGGCATATCCCATCTCTCTCGCTGCGGGCGAAGTGTTCATGCTCCCGGCGGGCCAGGGCGTCGTCGGCTCCTTCGGCGCGGTCAACACCCCGCAGCTGGCTTCCGGCAACGTCTTCACCGGGCAGTACATGATTGCGCTGGGGCTCTACTCCTGCTTGCAGCTGTACGACCCGAACTTGAACTACTGGCGTAACGTCGCCGCGCCCGGCCCCAACGGGAGCTTGGTGACGGTCTCCTCCGACGGGCAGAACTACCGCATCGCCAACACCACGGGTTGCCCGGTCGGCGTCGTTATCACGACCGCCACCACCACCGCCGCGAACGGCTTCTACGGGTATATCAACTCGTTCAACAACTCAGGGCAAGCCGTCGTCATCCAGAACGGCACCGTCACGGTCGGCAACACGACCTACACCGTGACGCCCTCGGCGGGCGGCTCCACCTGGAACATGATCGTGGGTGGCGGCATCAACACCACGATCTCGCTCTCGGGCTCCGTGTTCCAGTCGCAGGGCGGAATCCTCTCGCCCTTCGGCGGCGGCGGCACCGCGCTCACGGGCTCCGGCGGCTCGGCCTACACGCGCGCGCCGATCATCATGTTCACGCCCCCGCCGAACCAGGGGCAGCAGCCCTACATCCTCCCGGCGGCCACCTGCACGATCTCAGCCGGTGCGGTGAACGCCGTCACGGTGACGCAGCAGGGCGCGGGCCTCCTGGGACTGCCGGGGATAACGGTCATCAATGCCCCGGGCGACACCACGGGCGGCGGCGCGGTGCTCGGCTGGACCGCGGGCAACTCCGGCAACACCGGCACCGGCACGCTCATGGCGATGTACCCGTCGTACTACGGGACGGCCCTCACCGCGGTGCCGACTTTCACGTGGTCGCCTGCCTCGTCCACCGCGGCCACCGCGATCATGAACTTCTCGGTGACTTCGATCACCAACACCACGCCGGGCTCGGGCTACACCGCCGCGTACGGCGTGTGGCAGGGCGGTTTTGTCGTCGCGTCCGCGGCCAACACCAACCCGCTATTGGACAAGGCGCAAAACCCCCTGCCGATCTTCCCGCCGATCTCGGTGGCCGGAACGACCGCGGTCACGACCTTGGGCGGCCCCTTCGGTGGGGTGAACATCCAGGCCGTTCCGACGCTCGCCTTCGGCACGCAGCTGGCGGCGGGCACCGTGACCACCGTCGCCTCGCAGACCCCGGTGGTCGGCGGCAACTCGGACACGATCCTCTTCATCCCGATCTGATGCCTCCAACTGGGACACGCGTAGACAGGTGTTACCAGCGGCTGAAGGGGTCGAAGGGGAAGGGTTCGGCGGCGGCGATCTGTCAGAAATCGACTCGTCAGTCGCTCGCCACCGGCAGGCGACTCAAAAGGAGCAGCCGATGAATTTGCTCGAAGCCTGTTACGACTTGATCCGCAACATCGCCACGGGAGCCGAAGACGCGCACCCGGACGCCGCCGTCATGATCCAGTTCAATGCCGGAGCATGGCAGCGCTTCTGCGCGGCGGTCGCCGCCGAGCCCGCGCCGCTCCCGGCGGAAGCTCCCGATGCCATGCCAGATCCTCCGCCGGAGGATCCGCCCGCGGAGTAATGCATTCCAACACCCGGAGTTAACCTATGGGTATGCTTTTTTGCACCAACAAGAACGACTTCACGCACGAGGATTCCTTCGACGGGAAGCGTTTCGTCTTCGAGCCGGGCGTGCGTGTGCCGCTCGCGGTGGAAGCGGCCGAGCACATGTTCGGTTTCCGCCAGCCGGATAAGACCTCGACGCTCCATCGCTTGGGGTGGTCGATGCGCTACGACCCCTCGACCAAGACCTTCCGCGATGACCCGGATGCGCTCGCCAAGCTCTCGAAGTTCATCTTCACCGAGGCCGTGATGACCGAGGCGCCGCTCGCGATGCCGCCGCCAGAGGTGACGCAACGCTCCACGCTCTCGCTCAAGGCCGCCAAGAGCGAGTAAGCATGCGTGACGACCCTTGGGCCAGTCGCCACTTCGGGGACGTATGAGTTCCAAGTCACCGACTTGCTCCACGATCCCACCTTCACGCGCTGGTCGCAGGCGCAGATCGACACCTACATCAACACCGCGCGCAAGCAGGTGGTCATGGACACCGGCTGCCTGCGCTCGCTCCAGGTGGCCTATCTCACCTCGGGGGTCGAACAGTACTTCTTCGGCTCGGTCACGGGCGGGATCATCACGGCGACGGGATCGGGCTACGTTAATCCGAGCGTCAACTTTTCGGGCGGCGGGGGCACGGGTGCAGCTGCGACCGTAACTCAGAGCGGGGGTGCGGTTAACACCATTACGTTTACGAATTTCGGTTCTGGCTACACCTCGGCCCCCACCGCTTCGATCACCGACGGAGGCCCCGGAGTCGGCGCGACGGCCGCGGTTGGTGTCATCAACGTCAACACCTTCGACGTGCTCGCGATCAACCCGCTGTGGGGCACGCAGCGCTATCAGTTGCAGTGGTTTCCGTTCCGCGCCTTCACGGCGCAGTTCCGCCCCTGGACCGCGGTCTCCTTCCAGCGCCAGCCAGTCGCCTGGGCGGTGTACGGCAACGCCTCGCTCTTCATCGGGCCCACCCCGGATCAAAGCTATCAGGTGGAGTTCGACTCCGTGATCCTGCCGACGCCCTTCGCGGTCGCCGACACGACGACCAACGATGCGATCCCCATCATGTCGCAGGATCCGATCCAGTTCTACGCCGCCTACCTCGCCAAGCGGAACGCGCAGATGTTCGGGGAAGCGGAAAGCCTCCTCTCGGACTACCGCCGCCGGGTCGCCGAGGTGATGGCTTCCTTCACCGGGCGCGTACCCGACCCGTACGCCCAAACCGACTATACGGGGTAAGCGATGTCCACCCCGGGCGGGCGCGTCAAAGGCTCGATGTCAGGAGGCGGCGGGCCGCAGCCTGAGTTTCACCTACGCGACTTCGCGGGCGGGATGCACTGCTACGGCGACCGCGAGGCGCTGCGAGATGAGGAGATGTGGTGGTGCGAGAACCTCTTGCCGAAGACCGCAGGCAACCTCGCTAACGTCCCGATCACAAGCTCCGCCATCGCGACCTTCACCGACGCTGGCGGGGCGTCTCCCATCTATGCGATGGGGTTCGCCATCGGAACCGTACCGTACGTCTTTGTCGTCAACAACTCAGGCGCCGGGT